GAGGAATTTTGTTTATTTAGGAAGGAGCGTGATTTTATGGGAATATTCAGTGGACTTTTTAGGTCGAGAGATGCACCTACCAACAGTACGGCAGGCAGTGCCTACCGATTTTTCCTTGGCGGAAGTACCTCCGGCAAGCCAGTCAATGAGCGGTCGGCAATGCAGATGACGGCGGTGTACTCCTGCGTGAGGATACTGTCGGAGGCTGTAGCAGGTCTGCCGCTTCATTTATACAAATACAGTGCAGACGGCAGTAAGGAAAAGGCAGTGGACAATCCGCTGTACTTCCTTTTGCACGATGAGCCGAACCCGGAAATGACATCATTTGTTTTTAGGGAAACGCTCATGACACACCTACTGCTGTGGGGCAATGCCTACTCGCAGATTATCCGAAACGGCAAAGGCGAGGTGGTGGCACTGTATCCGCTGATGCCAAACCGCATGACGGTTGACCGTGACGATAAAGGTCAGCTGTATTATGAATACCAGACCTCAAGTGATGAAGCGCATACCACCAAAGGCGGAACGGTCAGGCTGAAACCAACCGATGTGCTGCATATCCTCGGTCTTGGATTTGATGGACTAGTGGGATATTCGCCCATTGCGATGGCTAAGAATGCGATCGGCATGGCGATTGCCTGTGAGGAGTACGGTGCCAAATTCTTTGCAAACGGTGCGACACCGGGAGGACTTTTGGAGTATCCGGGAACGGTCAAGAACCCCGATGCCATCAGAGAAAGTTGGAATAAAGGCTTCGGAGGAAGTCACAATTCCAACAAAGTAGCCATTCTGGAAGAAGGCATGAAGTACACACCGATTTCCATTTCCCCAGAACAGGCACAGTTTTTGGAAACACGAAAATTTCAGATAGACGAGATTGCTCGGATTTTCCGAGTCCCTCCCCACATGGTAGGAGATTTGGAGAAGTCGAGCTTTTCTAATATTGAACAGCAGTCCTTGGAGTTTGTGAAATACACCTTGGAACCGTGGCTTATGCGCTGGGAACAGGCGATGGCGAGGGTGCTGATTTCACAGAATGACAAGTCTGCATTTTTTATCAAATTCAATGTGGACGGACTGCTCCGTGGCGATTATGCAAGCCGTATGAGCGGCTATGCTACGGCAAGGCAGAATGGATGGATGAGTGCAAATGACATCCGTTCCTTAGAAAATCTCGACCTTATCCCAGCGGAAGACGGAGGTGACCTATATCTGATAAACGGCAATATGACAAAGCTTGCGGATGCAGGCATTTTTGCAGCCAGTGCGGGGGCTGGCGGAGAGGAGGAAAAAATCGATGAAGAAGTTTTGGAATTGGAAGAACAGGACAGTGACCAATCAGGAAACGCAGGAACAGAAAGCGGAGAGGACACTGTTTCTAAACGGCACAATCGCAGAGGAAAGCTGGTTTGATGATGATGTCACACCACAGCTTTTCAAGGAGGAACTGTTAGCTGAAAGTGGAGATATTACTGTATGGATTAACAGTCCCGGTGGTGACTGCGTGGCGGCTGCACAAATCTACAATATGCTGATGGACTACAAGGGAAACATTACGGTCAAGATTGACGGCATTGCAGCTTCGGCGGCATCTGTCATTGCAATGGCAGGCACAAAGGTGCTGGTATCCCCTGTTTCTATGATGATGATTCACAATCCTGCAACCATTGCATTTGGTGATATGGGAGATATGCAGAAAGCCATTGATATGCTTTCGGAAGTCAAGGAGTCCATCATCAATGCCTACGAAATTAAAACAGGCATGAGCCGAGCCAAGCTGTCCCACCTTATGGATGCGGAAAGCTGGATGAACGCAAACAAGGCTGTGGAACTTGGCTTTGCCGATGAAATCATGAACCGTGGTGAGAATACGGAAAATGTAGAACAGCCACAGATTTCCATGATGTATTCCCAAGTGGCAGTGACCAATTCACTGATGGATAAGATTGCGAAAAAGTGTCATATCCAAAAGAAACCACCTGTGCCGGAAAGCACAGAACGAAGCATTGATTCGCTCATGGAGCGTCTCGATATTATCAAACAACACATTTAAGGAGGATTTTTATTATGACTATTTTAGAACTGAGAGAAAAACGCAGTACCGCATGGAATGCAGCAAAGGCATTTTTAGATTCCCATCGTACCGATAAGGGTACCCTGACCGCAGAGGACGATGCCACCTATTCCAAGATGGAACAGGAAATCAATGACCTTGGCAAGGAAATCAGCCGTTTGGAGCGTCAGGAGCAGATGGAGGCAGAACTTTCTAAGCCTATCAACAAGCCGCTCACTTCCAAGCCGGGTATGGGCAAAGAGCCGGAGGAAAAAACAGGCCGTGCATCGAATGCGTATAAAACCGCTATGCTGGATGCATTCCGCTCCAACTTCAAGCGTGTCAGCAATGTTTTGCAGGAGGGTGTGGATGCCGATGGCGGTTATCTTGTGCCGGAGGAATATGACCATCGCTTGATTGATATTTTGACAGAAGAAAATATCATGCGTAACCTTGCTACCAAGATTACTACAAGCGGTGAGCATAAAATCAACATTGCAGCCACCAAGCCTGCGGCATCTTGGATTGAAGAGGGCGGCGCACTTAGCTGGGGCGAAGCAACCTTTGACCAGATCCTTTTGGATGCCCACAAACTCCATGTTGCCATCAAGGTAACGGAGGAACTTCTGTATGATAATGCCTTCGGTCTTGAGAACTACATCATCACACAGTTTGGTAAGGCTCTCGCCAATGCCGAAGAGGATGCGTTCCTCAATGGTGACGGCACGGGCAAACCTCTCGGTCTGTTCGCGGCCACTGGCGGTGGTCAGATTGCAGGCACTTTGACGGCTGCCCTTAAGTCTGACGATATGCTGGATTTGGTAGGAAAGCTGAAGCGTCCATACCGTAAGAATGCATCCTTCATTTTGAATGACCAGACCTTATCTGCACTTCGCAAGCTGAAGGACAATAACGGAGCCTATATCTGGCAGCCGTCCTATCAGGCAGGAGAGCCCGACCGTCTGCTCGGTTATGCAATTCATACCTCTGCCTATGCACCGACTGATGCCATCGCTTTTGGCGATTACAAGTATTACAACATCGGTGACCGCGGCAGCCGTTCTTTCTCCGAACTTCGTGAGTTGTTCGCAGGCAACGGCATGATTGGTTATGTTGCAAAGGAACGAGTGGACGGCAAGCTGATTCTGCCGGAAGCCGTACAGATTTTGAAGTTGAAGTCTGAGTAAGAAACAATAATATACAGGCGGTGTGGAACAGTAACCACATCGCCACTTTTTATGGATTGAGGTGGTGATAAATATGCTTGTAGCATTGGAAGAGATGAAACAGTATCTCCGTGTGGATTTTGCAGATGATGATTCGCTGATAGAGTATCTTCTGTCCAGTGCGGAGAAAATCTGCATGGATATTATGAGAACCGATGATGCAGATCGGCTCACGTCTGAGCCGAATGCAAAGACAGCGGTGCTGTATACGGTGGCATATCTTTATGAGCATCGTGAGGATGCCGACCATCACGCACTGATGATTACCCTCCGTGCCTTGCTCTTTGGCAGCAGACAGGAGGGATTCTGATGGATATTGCACTTTTGAATGTGCGGGTAGTTTTCCAAAAGTCTGCTGTGACTGTGGATGCCATCGGTAATCACAAAAATGAATGGAAAGAATTTTATTCCTGTTATGCCACGGTCAGCGGAGAGAACGGCAAGGAAACCACAGCGGCAGGCATTACCGTGGATGATTCCGACCTTAGCTTTTCTGTCAGATATTGCCGAACCGTGTCGGAAATCAATAACACGGAATACAGAGTGCTGTTTGGCGGAGAGATTTATAACATTCTGTCGGTTGACCACATGAACTACAGAAACAAGTCTGTAAAATTCAAATGCCAGAAAGTGAGGCGGTAATATGGCAAGTGACAGAACATCGGTTGATAATATGGCATCTGCCATTATGGAGGGACTCACGGAATACGCTAATCTTGCCACCGATGATATGAAAAAGGCGGTTAAGAAAGCCGGAACATCTGTGAAAAAAGAGATACAGCAAAATGCTCCCTCTGACACAGGAGCCTATGCGAAAAGCTGGACAGTGAAAAACACCAAGGAAACCTCCAACTCACTGGAAGTGACGGTACATTCCAAGAATCGCTATCAGCTGGCACATCTTCTGGAGCATGGTCATGCCAAGCGTGGCGGCGGCCGTGTAGCAGGAAAAGTACACATCGCCCCGGCAGAGGAAAAGGCAGTCCGTCAGTTGGAGGAAGAAATCGAAAGGAGTCTGCAGAATGGATAAGCTGATTGCTATTATGAACGAAGTCGGCATCCCCTTTGCCTATGACCATTTTGCAGAGGGCGAATCGCCAGAGCCACCATTTATCTGTTATCTGCTCCCCGGCAGTGACAACTTTGCCGCGGACGGCAGAGTGTATTACAAGATAAATGATGTGAACATTGAACTGTACACCGACACCAAGGACTTGTGGTTGGAGCAGAAACTGGAGGATGTGCTGGACAAATACGGCATCTTCTATGAAAAGTCCGAAACTTGGATTGACAGCGAAAAGCTGTATGAAGTCCTATATCAATTTGAAATGTGAGGGTAAATCCTCCCGAAAGGAGTATTAAAACAATGCCTAAGAAAAATAAAGTTAAATTCAATATCTGCAATGTGCATTATGCCTTGCAGAATATTGCAGAAGATGGTGCAGTGACCTTCGGTACCCCTGTGGCGATGCCGGGTGCAGTTTCCTTGGCACTGGATGCCAACGGAGAGCCGAGCAATTTCTATGCTGACGGTTATGCGTACTACACGATTTCCAACAACATGGGTTATGACGGTGATCTGGAACTTGCAATGGTGCCGGAGCAGTTCCGTACGGAGGTGCTGAAAGAGGAACTGGACAGCAATAAGGTGCTGGTGGAGAATGCCAATGTGGAAACTGCTAACTTTGCATTGCTTTTTGAGTTTGATGGTGATGTGAGGAAAATCCGTCATGTGCTGTATAACTGTGCGGCAAGCCGTCCGAGCATCGAGTCTGCTACCAATGAGGATGAAATCGAAGTGCAAACAGAAACCCTTGCACTGACTGCGACACCTCTTGCCAATGGCTATGTGAAAGCAAAAACGGGCGATGATACCACAGATGCAGTTTATCAGAACTGGTACAAGACAGTATATCTCCCAACAGCGGAAGAAGAATCGTCTGCTGAACCTGCCGTGCAGTCTGTATCGGCAAAAGTCACCACAACTACGGCGGCAAAGACAACTGCCACTACGAAGGAGGTCTAATCTATGAGCATGAAACAGAATATTGAGATTGACGGAAAGCAGGTGCCATTCAAGGCATCTGCCGCCATTCCCCGTATCTACAGAATGAAGTTCCATCGTGATATTTATAAAGACCTGCGTTCCTTGGAAAAATCCGTGGGTGACGGCAGTGAGGAGAACTCCAACTTGGATATGTTCTCCCTTGAGATGTTTGAAAATATCGCTTATATTATGGCGAAACACGCAGATGCGACTATCCCGGATTCTCCGGAGGACTGGCTTGATAGCTTCAACACATTCTCTATTTATCAAGTGCTCCCACAGCTGATTCAGCTTTGGGGACTAAACACCCAGACGGATGTACAATCTAAAAAAAACTTCGCTCAACTGAGCGGGAAATGACAACCCCATTATTTCTGCTCCGCTGCGTACAGCTTGGCTTATCAATCCGTGATTTGGATTTACTTACGATTGGTATGGTCAATGATATGTTCGCAGAGAGCAGGAATGATGATTACAAAGGCTATAAAGAAATCGCTACACAGGAAGATTTCGACAGATTTTAATAACATCATCATATATTCCAACTGCATCATTTGAAGCAAAATGACCAAATTGAAACTCAAAATGATGTAATTGAACCAAGGCATCAGCTGTAAAAAGGCTGGTGCTTTTTGCTGTTTGGAAGGAGGTGCATACAAGTGGCAAACAGAATCAAGGGTATCACGGTTGAAATCGGCGGCGATACTACCAAACTTCAGACCGCCTTAAAGGGTGTCAATGGAGAAATCAAGAATACGCAGGCACAGCTGAAGGATGTGGAGAAACTTCTGAAACTGGACCCCGGCAATACGGAGCTGCTCGCACAAAAGCAGAAACTCCTTTCTGACGCAGTATCAGAAACCAAGGACAAGCTGACTACTTTGAAAACAGCGGCAGAACAGGCAAACACAGCACTTGCAAATGGAGATATTTCGCAGGAGCAGTACGATGCCCTCCAACGTGAAATCATCGAAACAGAAAATGATTTGAAAAAGCTGGAGGAACAGGCAAACCAGTCTGCCACAGCAATGCAGAAAATTGCGGCCACAGGCGAAAAGCTAAAAACCACAGGAGACAATATTTCAAGCGCCGGAAAGAAACTGCTCCCGGTTACGGCGGCAGTCACAGGACTTGGAACGGCGGCTGTTGCCACGGCAGCCAACTTTGAGTCCTCTATGTCGCAGGTACAGGCTACGATGGGTATCACAAAGGACTCCATGTCTACGGTTGACGGTCAGTCCGTGAACACGATGGATACCCTCGGAGAACTGGCAAAGAAGATGGGTTCGGAAACAGCGTTCTCTGCATCAGAATGTGCCGAGGCACTGAACTATCTGGCACTTGCCGGATATGACACGCAGGAAATGTGCGACACCCTGCCAACGGTTCTGAACCTTGCAGCGGCTGGCGGCATCGACCTTGCATCTGCATCGGACATGGTTACCGATGCCATGTCTGCCCTTGGTATGGGGGTGGATGAAGCAGGAACGATGGTTGACCAGATGGCGAAAACCGCATCGACCACCAATACATCGGTTGCACAGCTTGGCGAAGGTATTCTGACCATCGGTGCTACGGCAAAGTCTGTAAAGGGAGGTACTGCTGAACTGAATACGGCACTCGGTATCCTTGCCAACAACGGTATCAAAGGTGCAGAGGGTGGTACGCATCTTCGTAATATTATTCTTTCCCTGCAGAACCCAACGGACAAAGCGGCGGCAAGCATGAAATCCCTTGGTGTAGATGTGTATGACTCACAGGGCAATATGCGGAGCATGAACGATATTCTCGGTGACTTGAATACGAGTATGGACGGTATGACCTCCGAAGAGAAATCCAACATCATCAGCAATATCTTCAATAAAACCGACCTGTCATCCGTCAATGCACTGCTTGCCAATACAGGCAGTACATGGGATGACTTACAGCAGTCCATCACGAACAGCGGCGGTGCCGCACAGCAGATGGCAGATACACAGCTAGATAACCTGCAGGGTCAGCTGACTATTTTGAAATCTGCACTTGAGGGTCTTGCCATTTCCTTTGGCGAACTTCTGATGCCCGCCATCAAGCAGATTGTCGGCTGGGTGCAGAAATTCGTGGACTGGCTTAACGGTATGGATGAGGGTACAAAAAAGGTTGTAGTGACCGTGGCTCTTTTAGCGGCGGCACTGGGGCCGGTGCTGATTATCGTGGGCAAAGTTATCTCGGCAGTCGGTACGATTATGACGGTGATTCCTAAAATTGCAGGAGTCATCAATACTGTAAAGACTGCATTTGCGGCACTGAATGCCACAATGCTTGCCAACCCAATCATTCTGATTATCGCAGCGATTGCAGCCTTGGTGGCGGCATTCATTTATCTGTGGAACACCAATGAGGACTTCCGGCAGTTCTGGATTGACCTGTGGGAAAACATCAAGGAAGTAGCCATTGCCGTATGGAATGCCATCAAGGAGTTCTTTGTAGCTGTATGGGAGGGTATCAAATCCGTTGCAGAAACGGTATGGAATGCGCTGGCATCCTTTTTCACTGGCTTGTGGGAGGGCATCAAGACTGTATTTACAACGGCAGTCACAGCAATCTCCACCTTCCTGTCAACAGCGTGGAATACGATTAAAACGGTGGTTACCACAGTGTTTACGGCAATTCAGACATTCTTCACTACGATATGGGACGGAATCAAGCTGGTATTTCAAACCGTGCTGAATGTAATCAGCACCATTGTTACCACCTATTTCAATATTTACAAGACCATAATCACTACCGTTTTCAATGCAATCAAGACAGTGGTGACTATGGTATGGAATGCCATCAGCACCTTTATTACCACGATTGTTACGGCAATACAGACCTTCCTTACCACGGCTTGGAATACCATAAAAACTGTGATTACTACGGTGTTGAATGCTATCAATACGGTGTTCACTACCATTTGGAATGCAATTAAAACGGTCATTACTACGGTGGTAAACGGCATCAAAAACACCATTACAACCGTCTGGAATAATATCAAATCCACGGTATCCTCTGTGGTAAATGGTATCAAAACAGCAGTCAGCAGTGCTTTCACAGCCATGTGGAACGGCATCAAGAGTACCATCAGTGGTATCTACAATACCATAAAGGGTGGTTTTGACAATGCAGTCGGCTATATCAAAAACCTTGCATCCTCTGCCTTTAACTGGGGGAAGGATTTAATCATGGGTATCGTAAACGGCATCAAAAGCTGTATTGGTGCTGTGGGTGATGCTGTCAGTGGTGTGGCAAATAAAATCAAGTCCTTCCTGCACTTCTCCGTGCCGGATGAGGGTCCACTGACCGATTATGAATCGTGGATGCCGGACTTTATGCAAGGCTTGGCAAAAGGCATCGAAAACAGCAAGGGTATGGTTGCCAATGCCGTCAAGGGTGTGGCTGCTGATATGGTTATCAATCCTCAAGTGGAAAGAATGGACTATGCAATGGGCGGAATCACATCTGCATCAACCACAGACCTATCGGCTATGGAAGGAGCCATTAAGGATGCAGTCAGCGATATCAACTCACAGAGCGGAGATATTGTTATCCCTGTTTACCTTGGCGGCAACCTTTTAGATGAGGTCATTATCAATGCCCAGCAGAGGGCAAATCTAAGAAGCGGAGGTCGATAAAATGGCATTTATACAGTATCTGAAATTCGGCTATGAGAATCTGCCTTTGCCAGACTCCTATGACTTGGATTTGACGGATGTGGAGGCAGACAGCGGCGGAGAAACAGAAGCAGGAACAACGCAGAGAGATGTAATCAGAGCGGGAGTGGTTACCATTTCCGTCTCTTTCTCTGTGTCTGCCACTTGGCTTTCCAAGTTATCCGCCTATGCTAAGAAGAATAAAATCCAGGTCAGCTATTTTGATACCGAAACTCTCGGAGTCCGTGAAACGGAGATGTATATCACGGGCTTTAAGTCAAAGCTTGAAAAGGATACATCCTACAAAGGACTGTGGACGGTTTCTTTTACGCTGAAGGAATTTTGATGGGAGGTGACAGTGGTGTTTGAAGTATCGGAAATGTTCAAAAATGCCGTAAGGCAGAATACAAGAAAATATGACTGGTTTGGATCCATTACTACCACAGGCGGAAAAGTATACGACTTTACTTCCAAAGACATCGTAAAAGGTTCCGGGTACATCAAATGGCAGTGCTGCGGTGGTTCGGAAATAGAACTTGGAACTGTATATGCTGCAGAACTTGGAATCAGTCTCTTTTCCAGTGTGGACAGATATACTTTGGCAGATGCTAAAATACATCTTTTCTATTCGCTTACCTTATCTGACGGAAGTGTGGAAACTATACCAATGGGCATTTTTGAAGTAACAGAGGCAAACAGAAATATTAAAACACTGGAATTAAAAGCCTATGATTATATGCTCAGATTTGAAAAAACCTTAAAACTTGAGTCTTCAAGTGGTACACCCTATCAGTTTTTAAAAGCTGCCTGCGATGCCTGTAAGGTAGAACTGTCACAGACCGTAGCAGAAATATCATCACTTCCAAATGGAAAGACAACACTTGGCATTTATACGGATAATGACATAGAAACATTTCGTGACCTTATTTTTTATGTAGCACAGGTGGTAGGATGCTTTTGTCAGATAGACAGGTATGGAAAACTTGTGCTTAAGCAGTATGGAAATACAGCATCGTGGACAGTACCGCAAAAGGAACGATTCAACAGCAGTTATTCCGATTTTGTAACAAGATATACAGCTATTTCTTCTACCAATCAGATGAGTCAGGAGTCAGAATATATTGCAATGGAAAAAGATGATGCTCTTACCATAAATCTTGGCATCAACCCTTTAATGCAGTTTGGATTAAAGTCCGTGCGAGAAAAAATGCTCCGAGAGATTCTGACTGCACTGCAGAAAGTAAATTATGTTCCCTTTGACAGTTCCATAATTGGAAATCCGGCATTAGAGCCGGGAGACATTCTGCAGTTTACAGGTGGCCACGCAGATGATGGGCAGATTTCCTGCATTACAAATATTGAACTTCGTATCTTTGGAAAACAGACATTAAAATGCGTTGGAAAGAATCCGAAACTTGCATCTGCCAAAAGTAAAAATGATAAGAATATAACAGGTCTCATTAATTCCGTGGAGAATGGCAGGACGATTATTTATAATTTCGTCAATGTCAGTTCATTTGTAATCGGTCAATCCCTTACGAAGGTGATGGATATTGACTTTACGGCAACGGAAGAAACATCTGCCGCTTTCCAATGTGAAATGCTGTTAGAGGTGGTTAAGCCAGAAGAAACCACTGAGATTCTCCCGGAATTGTCTATTGTTTATAAGATGAATGACGAAACGATAGATACCTTTATGCCGACAAAAACCTGCATTTATGGAAACCATATCGTGACCTTATTTCTGCCTATTTCAAAAGTTGTCGAGAACAGTTCCAATACGTTCTCGATGTATTTGAAAATATCAGATGGTTCCATAAGCATCGGCGAAACACAGATAAGGGCAACTATAAGTGGTCAGGGATTGGCAGCAGGTCTTGGAGATTGGAACGGACGTATTAATATCAATGAAAATATAGGATTTGTAGCCATTACAGATGTTCCATATGTGACGGATGTTTATGCAGATTCGTTATCCGTAACATTCCCGAAAACAACGAGAAATGGACTGACACAGATAATATCCAATGTAATGATTACAGAACAGCCATTTACCGTAAACACATTTACAGACCGTACTTGGATTGCAGAAATTCTTCGTACCTTTGTGCTTACCAGTGTTCGTGGAAATCCTAAATATAACGGATATATAACGGTTAATAATGAGGAGCAGTTTACACTTCGGAAAAGATATGCGATTGCGTCTGCTCCTAATTCAATGGATTTCGGATACATGGAAAGTCTGGTGGTGGACACCTCATTTTATGAGAGTGTAGATTCCGTGGAGATAAATGGTTATACCGTAGGTTTCCGCTTGAAGTTCACACTTAATGCCAAGGATGCTCTTGTGGGGGTTACAGATACCATTGATACGTCAAAAGGAAGATATGAGTTAAAAGGAACAACAGAAGAAACCCAGACAGCTGTAACGGGAGAAATTGACGAGGAATTTCTTGAAATAACAACCATTGATACTTCTGCTTTCGATGGCGTGAAAGGAGTGAGATTTGAATTATGAACTACGATAGTATAAATGAAATATTCTCTGCCGGGATAACAAACATGACCTGTTTACTTCAGGACAGCGGCAGTTATGATAGCGGAACTCTTGCAATAAGTGGTGCTGATTTCTTTACTTTTATGGGGAATGCAGTACCGTCTGTTTATGCACATGGAGATTCATACTGGGGATTTGGTTCGGACGCATCACATTTGAAGGTTGATAACCGTGATGCAAGAATGCGCTCTTTGTATCGAGAAGAAGGAACTTTGTACAGCTATTACAGATTTCTAAAAATCAGATGGGAAGGCTGGTCGCACTATAATGCATATAGTGCAGATTATCAGCTGAAGTATGATTTGATTCTCTGGGATACCGGAGATATTTCTCTTCATATGATTGAAGTTCCGGTCTCCTGCTATGATGGTGGTTTTAATTTTGTGGCAGATAAAACCTACACTTTTACTAAGCCTACAAAGACCTCACCGGACGTCACGTTTCAATATTATGCAGAAAACAAGATATTTGAAGTGAAGTACACCCCAATCGACTTGCTTGTTCCGTTTAAACTGCTCGTTAGAGATTTTGACGGAAATATTTATACTGTGGAAAATCACATCATCAATGAGGAACTTGGCGAATATGCAGATGTGCTTGTGCAGCTGGAAGAAACAGAGATTACATCATATCTGTTTAAAACAAGGGGATTTGCAAAAATGCCGGACTGGAATCTAATAAAAGGACTGAATACCCCATCCGTATACAGCTGGAGTGACAGCCGTGGATTTCCTCTGAATGCCATTATTACGGGAACTCCTCCGAAGCAGTATATCGAGTGCATGGCCAATCTGTCAGATGGAACGGTTCTTGGTATTAAATCCTTAAATGCCGAGTACACGGGGTCGGTAACCGTTCAGTACAGTTATGATGGAGAAGCATTCACGGAAGAAACAGCAATGGCAGATTTTCTGCTGACAGACCTTGATGTGATGTATGCAGGTCTTACGGAAAGCAAGACGATTACCTTTCGATTCTGGCTGGCAGGTGATGCTACACTGACATCTTTTGTAATGAATTATAGAAATGGAGATGATGACGATGGCAATTAAAGGTACAACAAAAATTGAACTGAAAGATGTAAAGACCGGAAAAGTTGAGACACACGAAAACCACAATATGATAACAAATGCACTGACGGATATATTCAAACCACTTGGATTGTCCAACAGACCATCCCGTTATTTTAGTGATTTCGTTCCATATTATGAGAAATTACTCGGCGGTATTTTGTGTTTTGATACTGCCATCGAAGAAAACCCGGATAATTATTACGCTCCTGCCAATGCCAATTTGATAGGATGTGCCTCCTATGGAGTGCAGAATAACACAAAAAACACTTGCAGGGGTGGTTTTAATCAGACGGAATCGGAAGTAAATCTGAAAGATCGTTATGTAAAGTATGTATATGATTTTGCGACAAGTCAGGCAAACGGAACGATTGCAAGCGTATGCCTGACGCATAAGCATGGTGGTTTTACTTCCTACGGATATAAGGATACGGTTTATAACACAAGCTACCCTCTTATGCAGGGAATTGCAGAAGACACGCTTCAGTATGTGCATCCAGACAGAACGGGAGCATCAACAAGCAGCAGATATTCTGGCATGACAATCGGTACAACAGAAATGATTTTCCTTATCGACCGTGAGCAGGATTGTGCCTATTACTTTAAGGTGGTGGACAAGACGCACATTCACATCACAAAGAGAAGGACATTTCTTAAGTCAGTATCTGTTTTGGATAATATCTACTCTAAAAAGCCGTTAATCAATGAGGTTGAATTGAAGGAACTGACAAGCGAACTTCGTATGAGTTATTGGGGTTATAACTATGACCCAACAAATGACTGTCTGTATATTTGTACGGTAGCAAGTTCTACAGTTGCACCGAATGGAACGTACCTGGTGACGGAGATTAAGCTGGATTCATGGGAAGTTAAGCAGTATGAAGTGACGAACACCACGGATGTAACGCTTCGTTCTGACAGTTATTGGCATATGTATGTGGCAGAAGGGTATCTGTTTGTAAAATCGTATAATTCTCCTTATGAGTTGTACAAGATTCAGATTACCAACCCGGCTAATGTAGTGAAGTTTAATCGAATCAATACGGGTACGGTATCGGGACATCCGAAGGCTTATGTGAATGGCCGTATTTATTATGAATGCAATGATGACCAGTTATTAATCGCAAACACGGTCACTAATGAAATTATGCCACCGGAGGCAAAGTCATTTTTTAACAGCAGTTATGAAATAAATCTGACCCCGGTTCGTAATGAACCCTTATTGTATTTTGGAGATTATGGAACATGGTCAACAGCTGGGTGGTATATGATGTGTAATTATCTAGCCACCATCAATAATCTTGATACACCGGTAACAAAAACAGCAGACAAGACAATGAAAATCACATATATATTGCAGGAACAGTAATCTTGGAATCAAGCATCTCTTCGGAGGTGCTTTTTTCATACACATTTTTAAAGAAAGTGAGGAACTCAATATGAAAGAATTCTGGAACACGATTCAATTTGCTTTTACTGCCATTGGAGGTTGGCTCGGCTACTTCCTTGGCGGCTGTGACGGTCTGCTCTATGCACTGCTTGCCTTTGTGGCGGTGGATTATATCACAGGAGTGATGTGCGCCATGGCAGACCACAGCCTTTCCAGCGAGGTTGGATTTAAGGGTATCTGTCGAAAGGTGCTGATTTTTCTGCTGGTAGGAATTGCAAATATTCTTGATGTGCAGGTTATCGGAGCAGGCTCTGTGCTGAGAACAGCCGTGGTGTTTTTCTACATTTCTAACGAGGGCATTTCCCTTCTGGAAAATGCAGGACACCTCGGGCTGCCAATTCCGGCAAAAATGAAGGAAGTATTGGAACAGCTGCATGACCGCAGCGAGAAAGGAGACGAATAATTATGGCTTATACAAACAGTCCACTTGTAGTTTACACAGGGTTAAGTCCGAACCATTCCGGGCAGAGAATCCATTCCATCGACCGCATCACACCTCACTGTGTGGTGGGTCAGTTATCCGCAAAAACCATCTGTGCCTGCTTTCCAGCAGGCCGTGATGCAAGCTGCAATTATGGCATTGGCACGGACGGCAGAGTGTCCCTTTGCGTGGAAGAGAAAAACCGCTCTTGGTGTACTTCAAGCAGTGCCAATGACCAGAGAGCCATCACGATTGAATGTGCCAGTGATAAGACCGAGCCGTATACCATGAACAGTGCCGTATATGCGACTCTTATCAAACTCTGCACCGACATCTGCAAGCGTAACGGCAAGAAGAAACTTCTGTGGTTTGCCGATAAGGACAAGTCCTTGAATTACAATCCGAAATCTGATGAGATGGTGATTACCGTGCATCGTTGGTTTGCCAATAAAAGCTGTCCGGGCAACTGGCTCTATGCAAGGCTTGGGGATTTAGCGGCAAAGGTTACGGCAGCACTTGGCGGTACGGCACAGACTCCGTCAGCGGATGCTTCTACATGGTATCGTGTGCGTAAGACTTGGGCGGATGCCAAGAGTCAGCTTGGAGCATATCACAGCCTTGCGAATGCGAAAGCCTGCGCTGATAAGAATGCAGGTTATTCAGTGTTTGATGAATCCGGCAAAGCAATCTATCCAAATGTGGGGGCAGTGCCGTACATGGTGCGTGTGTCTATTTCCGACCTGAACATCCGCAAAGGCCCCGGCACGAATTTTGCCAGAACGCAGTACATTCCTGTTGGTACATACACCATCGTGGAAGAAGCTGATGGACAGGGTGCATCCAAATGGGGACGCTTGAAAAGCGGTGCTGGTTGGATTTCGCTGGATTACTGCACGAAGGTTTAACTGAATATGTTATGAAATGATAATGCCCGTTGAGGATTGATTTCCTTAGCGGGCATTATTTTTTTATTTATTTTTCAAAACCGTCAGATTCATCACTTTCCCAAGGCTATTAGGTAGAGGGTCACATAAGAACTCTCGGAAAGAGGTGAAAAAGATGGAACACAATTTGAAAATCAGTGTATCCAAAAAGCCAAAGACAGATGGCATTCTTTCTTGCCGCAGCATTAGTGTACGAGAACGTATTCTTTGTTTTTTCCTTGGAGGAAAGCAGAAACTCACGATTCTTGTACCGGGTGACAGCGTAGAAGAAGTTGCTATTTGCACGGTTAAGGAAGGAGGTACGACATCATGAGTAAAGTAAGCGAATTATCCATGCTCGTTGATGAACTCAAAAAGTGTGGCGAAACCTTGATTGGTATTTCGGAGGGGCTGGCTGATATGTTCAGCGGTACAGAGGAAGAAAAACAGCCTGCAAAAAAGGCCGCACCAAAGAAGAAAGCAGCCGAGAAACCTAAGCTTGAACCACAGGAAGAGAAACCATTCACGCTGGAAGATGTCAGAGCCGTGTGTGCGGATAAATCCCGCAAAGGCTTTACGGCAGAGGTCAAGGCAATCCTCACAAAGCATGGTGCAGATAAGCTGTCCGAGGTAGACCCGGCAGAATACAACGCACTGCTTGCGGAAGTGGAGGTGCTTGGCAATGCCGGATAAACACGCAATATTATCAGCATCTTCCAGTCACAGGTGGCTGGAATGTCCACCCTCGGCTCTGCTCTGTTCCAAGGCCGCAGATACAGCCAGTGAGTTTGCTATGCAGGGCACCGATGCCCACAGCCTTTGCGAGCATAAGCTGAAACTTGCACTGGGACAGAAATCAAAAGACCCAACAGAACACCTGCAGTATTTTGATGAGGAGATGGCAGACTGCTCCGATATGTATGCGCCGTATGTGATGGAGCAGCTTGGAGTGGCAAAGGAAAAATGCAAAGACCCCATTGTTCTCATTGAACAGCACCTTGATTTTTCCAGATGGGTGCCGGAGGGATTTGGCACCGGGGACTGTGTCATTGTTTCCGATGAGACCCTTACCGTGATCGATTTCAAATATGGTGTGGGCATTTTGGTGGAAGCGGAAAAGAATCCGCAGATGATGTGTTACGCACTGGGAGCCTTACAGCTGTTTGATGGCATCTACGATATTGAATCGGTGACCATGACCATCTTCCAGCCAAGACGGGACAGTGTCAGCACCTACACCATTTCCAAGGATGAACTTCTGAAATGGGCAGACGAGGTGCTTGCACCCACTGCACAGCTGGCGGCAAAGGGAGAGGGCGAATACAAAGCCGGAAACCACTGTCAGTTCTGCAAGGTAAAAGCCACCTGCCGCAAGAGAGCCGAGTACAACATTGAATTGGCGCGTTACGATTTTGAGATGCCTTCCACCCTTGAAGATGATGAGATAGAGGCCATTCTTTCAAAAGTGGATGCACTGGTATCTTGGGCAGGCGATATTAAGGAATATGCATTGCAGCAGGCAGTCAGCGGCAAGGAGTGGAAAGACTGGAAGATCGTCGAAGGACGCTCCAACAGGAAATACATCAATGAAACAACCGTGGCAGATACCGTCAAGGATGCCGGATATGACCCATATGAACATAAGGTTCTGGGTGTTACGGCAATGACCAAACTGCTCGGCAAGACAAGATTTGAAGAACTGCTCTCTGGGTTTATTGAAAAACCGCAGGGCAAGCCAACATTAGTACCGATGTCGGACAAGCGTCCGGCGATGAATACAGCAGCTAACGATTTTAAGGAGGACAAATAATATGTCAAAGAATTATACCAACCCTACAAAGGTTATCACAGGAGTAAACACACGCTGGTCTTATGCAAATGTATGGGATGCAAAATCCATCAACGGCGGCACACCGAAGTTCAGCGTAAGCCTTATCATCCCCAAGGATGATACCATAACCGTCAACAAGATTAAGGCAGCCATCCAGTCTGCATACGAGGAAGGTCAGTCCAAGCTGAAAGGCAATGGCAAGACCGTGCCTGCACTTTCCGTACTTAAGACCCCGATGAGGGACGGAGATTTGGAACGTCCTGACGATGAAGCCTACGCAAACAGCTATTTTATCAATGCCAACAGTGCAGCGGCTCCGGGCATCGTGGATGCAGACCGTCAGCCTATCATTGACCGCAGTGAGGTATATAGCGGTGTGTATGGCCGTGCCAGTATCAACTTCTATGCCTTTAACTCCAACGGCAATAAGGGTATCGCCTGTGGTCTGAACAATCTCCAGAAGATTAAGGATGGCGAGCCGCTTGGTGGTAAGAGCCGTGCAGAGGACGATTTTGCAACCGAAGCCGATGATGATTTTCTTTCTTAAGGAGGGCAGCAGATTATGACAACAATTCAGAGTATGATGCTTGCGGTCTGCTTCGGAGCCGTGATGGGTACTATGATTGCCAATGTGGGATTCATCATCAAATGTGCGATTGACAGCCACAAGGAAAAGAAGCGCAAACGCATGGAAGAACAGAACAATCAGTAATCAGCGGGCGGCGGAGGCAACACTTCGCCGCCTTGCTTATGGGAAGGAATGACAAGATGGAAAAAATCAAAATACTCTCAATAGATATTGAAACATATTCGGATATAGATTTGCAGAAATGTGGTGTGTATCGTTATGCCCAATCCCCTAATTTTGATATCCTGCTGTTTGGTGTATCTGTAAACGGTGGTGAGGTCATGGTTTATGATCTGGCACAGGGTGAAGAACTGCCCATGGATATTATTATGGCATTAACAGATGATGTTGTGACAAAATGGGCATTTAATGCGGCTTTCGAGAGAGTCTGTCTTTCGGTATGGCTGCAAAGAAACTATCCGCAGTGCTTTTGCAGTTACAGCATAAATGAGGATACAGTGGGAGATTACCTCGACCCAGCATCATGGAAATGCTCCATGATATGGTCGGCATACATGGGACTGTCGCTATCCCTTGCCGGGGTCGGTGCGGTGCTTGGGCTGGAAGAACAGAAGCTGAAGGAAGGCAAAGACCTCATCCGATACTTTTGTGTTCCCTGCAAGCCGACCAAGGTCAATGGCGGCAGGACACGCAATCTGCCGGAGTATGATATGGAGAAGTGGAATCTGTTCAAGTTCTATAACAAGCGGGATGTGGAAGTGGAGATGTCCATACAGGACAGACTGAAAAAATATCCTGTGCCGGATTTTGTGTGGGAGGAATACCACCTCGACCAAGAAATCAATGACCGTGGCATTGCCCTTGATATGGATGTGGTTGAGAATGCCATTGCTTTTGATGCAAAATCCAAAGCAGAGCTGGCAGAAAAAATGCAGGAACTGACTGACCTTGATAATCCCAACTCCGTGGTGCAGATGAAGCAGTGGCTTGCTGACAATGGTTTGGAGATGGATAGCCTTGGCAAGAAGGAAGTGGCACAGGCGGTTAAAACCGCTCCAAAAGAACTGGCGGAGGTTCTGACCCTTCGACAGCAGTTATCCAAGTCATCCGTAAAGAAGTATCAGGCGATGCAGAATGCAGTCTGTGAGGACGGCAGAGCGAGAGGAATGTTTCAATTTTATGGTGCTAATCGTTCCGGGCGATGGGCAGGCAGAATGATACAGCTGCAGAATTTACCGCAGAACCATATGCCGGATTTGGAACAGGCACGAGGTCTTGTGGAGTCTGGCAATTATGGTGCAATGGAACTTTTATATGACGATATCCCGGACACCCTGTCGCAGCTTATCCGTACCGCCTTTGTGCCGAGAGTTGGGATGAAATTTGTGGTAGCGGACTTCTCAGCGATTGAAGCAAGGGTGCTGTCCTTCTTGGCAAAGGAAAGCTGGCGAACGGAGGTCTTTCAGAATAACGGGGACATCTATTGTGCATCTGCATCTGCCATGTTTGGTGTGCCTGTGGAAAAGCACGGTGAGAACGGGCATCTCCGCCAGAAGGGCAAAATTGCAGAACTGGCTCTCGGTTATGGCGGCTCGGTCGGCGCATTGAAAGCAATGGGAGCCTTGGATATGGGACTTGAGGAGGAAGAACTCCAGCCGCTTGTGGATTCGTGGCGATCAGCCAATCCAAACATCGTGCGTTTCTGGTGGGATGTGGACAGATGTGTAAAGGATGCGGTCAAAAAAAGAGTGACCACAGAAACACATGGCATCCGCTTTTCTTTCCAAAGCGGGATGCTGTTCATTCAGCTGCTAAGCGGCAGACGGCTTTCCTATGTAAAACCACGCATGGGAGAGAACTGTTTCGGCGGTGAGTCTGTGACCTACGAAGGTGTGGGCGGCACGAAGAAATGGAAACGCATCGAAAGCTATGGTCCCAAATTTGTGGAGAATATTGTGCAGGCAATCAGCCGTGACATTCTTGCCTATGCCATGCGTACCTTATCTCATTGCTTTATCTGCGGTCATGTTCATGATGAACTGATAATTGAGTGCAGCATGGGAGTTTCCCTTGATACTATTTGTGAGCAGATGGGCAGGACTCCGCCTTGGATTGATGGACTTCTTCTCAGGGCAGATGGGTACGAATGCAGTTTTTATAAAAAAGATTAGGAAAACGTCAGATTACACCTCCTGCCAAGGCTATAAGGTAGGAGGTGCTTTTCATATGAATGATGAGAATAAAACAGTAACGAAAATTATAGAGCCGGGCAGTTCCCCTGCCCTTATGAAATCACGCATGACGGAGGAACAATTGTGCAGTGATTATAAATATTGCATGGCGCAAAAAATCATAAAAGAGATGCTTAATAAGGGTCTGATTTCTGTGGATGAATTCAACAAAATCAGCGAAAGAAACCGCCAAACTTTCTCTCCATATTTAGCTGAGATTATGCCCTAAATGACTTGATATATATCGATTAGTACGGGAATATGTCCATACCGAAAGCGAGGTGAGATGATGAAAAGGATAACAAAAATTGAAGAAAATGAAGCCTTATCGATTAAGAAGAAAACCCGTGTTGCTGCCTATTGCAGAGTTTCTACAGCAAGCGATGAACAGCTTATCAGTCTTGATACGCAGAAGGCACATTATGAGGATTACATCAAGTTCAATGACGAGTGGGAGTATGCAGGGATATTTTACGATGAAGGTATCACAGGTACAAAAAAGGAGTGTCGTGACGGTCTGAATGCCCTGATTGATTCCTGCGAGAAAGGCCTTGTGGATTTGGTCATTACGAAGTCCATTAGCCGATTCAGCAGAAATACTACAGATTGTTTGGAACTGGTAAGAAAGCTGATGGCATTAAATGTGACCGTGATTTTTGAGAAAGAAAATATTAATACGGACACGATGGAAAGCGAATTGATGCTTTCCATCTTAAGCAGTCTTGCGGAAAGCGAGTCGGTTTCCATTTCTGAAAATAACAAATGGTCTATACAGAAACGTTTTCAGAATGGCACCTACATTATTTCCTATCCGCCTTATGGCTATGAAAATGCTGGTGGAGAAATGATTGTTGTGCCGAAGCAGGCAGAGGTTGTGAAAAAGATATTTGAGGATACGCTTGCCGGGAAAAGCACTCATGTCATTGCAAAGAAACTAAATGACAGCGGTGTGACAAGCAAAAAAGGTGGAAAATGGACTTCCGGAGCAATCAATGCGATTATTCGCAACGAAAAATTCACAGGAGATGTGATTTTCCAAAAGACCTACACCGACAGCCAGTTTAGCCGCCACACCAATGATGGCGAGTTGAATCAATATCTGTGTGAGAATCATCATGAGCCGATTGTAAGCCATGAGATTTTTGATAAGGCAAACGAGGTTCTGAATCAGCGTGGCAGAGAAAAAGGCAATGGCGAGCGAACCGAACGCTATCAGAACCGCTACGGATTCTCAGGCAGAATCAAGTGTGGAGAGTGCGGTGGGGTCGTTAAAAGAAGAATCCACTATAAGCCAAGTGGAAGCTATGTTGCTTGGTGCTGTACCCATCATATCGAGAACAGGCACTCCTGCTCCATGAAGTACATTACAGATGATGGAATAAAGGCTGCGTTTCTTACCATGATGAACAAACTGATATTTGCCCATCAACGCATATTAAAGCCATTGCTTTACAGCCTGCAGGGGTTTGACGATAAGAACAGGCTCCTGCAAATACAGGAATATGAAACCAAGCTGGAAAAGAATATGGAGGAAAGACAGGTACTGACCAGTGTAATGGCAAGTGGTCTGTTAGAGCCAGCACTCTTCAGCAAGAAGATTACAGCTTTGACTTTGGAAGAGAAGCGTTTGCAGGAAGAAAAGAAACAGATGATTAACTCAGTCAGTGGTGACAGGACAAAGATTGAAGCCTTGGAGAAACTTATGAAATTTGCACTCAGCAGTGAGATGCTGACGGAATACTCGGATGAGATATTCCTTTCCCATGTGGAAGGCATTATTGTGCTTTCAAGAGAAGAAATCGTCTTTGAACTGAAGTGCGGACTAAAACTAAAGGAAAGGCTGGTGGGATAATGGCACACATACCCTACGGATATAAGATTGTGAATGGAAAAGCAGAGGTCAATGAAGAACGGGCGGAAGCTGTCAGAAAGCTGTTTGACGGCTATATTGCAGGACTTGGATTAAAGCCTGCGGCAGAGAATGCGGGTCTTGATATTTATCATGGCAGTGCAGGGAGAATGCTAAGAAACACGCATTACCTTGGCGATGAATATTATCCTGCCATTATCGACAGAAAGCGTTTTGATAAGGCGGAAGAAATCAGAATATCGAGAGCATCTTCCTTGGGCAGGGTAAGAGAACTACAGGCTGCACCAAAGCCAGTGCCAGACACAAGGTTTACCCTGCCATCTGTCGAGAAAAAATTTGCAGACCCATTTGAACAGGCAGAATATGCCTACAGCTTAATTGAAAGTGAGGTGACGGTACTTGAATAAAAGTATCACAGTTATTCCGGCACGGAGGCGTGTCGGCAATACCGTGAACAGGGAAGAAAAGCCGAAATTAAAGGTCGCAGCGTACTGCCGTGTCAGTACAGACAGCGATGAACAGGCCACAAGTTATGATGCACAGGTGGAGCATTACACCAATCTCATAAAGAAAAATGATGACTGGGAGTTTGCCGGGATATTTGCAGATGATGGTATTTCGGGTACCAACACCAAAAAGCGTGAAGAGTTTAACCGGATGATTGAAGAATGTATGGCTGGCAACATAGACATGGTCATTACCAAGTCCATCAGCCGTTTTGCAAGAAATACTCTGGACTGCCTGAAATATATCCGTCAGTTAAAAGAAAAGAATATCCCCGTATTCTTTGAAAAAGAAAATATAAACACAATGGATTCCAAAGGAGAGGTTCTCATTACCATTATGGCCAGTCTTGCACAGCAGGAATCGGAATCCCTGAGCAAAAACGTAAAGTTAGGACTGCAGTTTCGTTACCAGAATGGCGAGGTGCAGGTTAATCACAACCGTTTCATGGGATATACAAAAGATGAAAACGGGCATCTTATTATTGAGCCGGATGAAGCAGAAATCATAAAACGCATTTACCGGGAATACCTGCAGGGTGCAAGCCTGAAACAAATAGGAGAAGGTCTTGAGGCGGATGGGATACTCACGGCAGCAGGGAAAACCAAATGGCGTCCGGAAACCATCAAAAAAATCCTGAAAAACGAGAAATACATTGGTGATGCACTTCTTCAAAAGACTTATACGGTGGATGTCCTTACCAAAAAGCGTGTTGTGAATAATGGTATTGTTCCACAGTATTATGTGGAAAACAGCCACGAACCTATTATTCCCCGTGACATTTATATGCAGGTGCAGGAAGAAATGCTCAGACGGGCAAATCTGCATAGCGGGGAAAATCGCAAGAAAAGGGTTTATAGCAGCAAGTATGCACTTTCCAGCATTGTTTACTGCTCTAAGTGCGGAGATATTTATCGCAGGATTGCATGGAACAACCGGGGCAAACATTCCATTGTGTGGCGTTGCGTAAACCGTGTAGAACATGGCCCCGGCTGTTGCGATGCACCTACCATACAGGAAACCGACTTACAGAATGCAGTGGTAAAAGCCATTAACATGGTACTTGGTGGTAAAGATGAAATGCTGGAGGCATTAGAAACGAATATTGCCACAGTATTTGCTTTGGAAGATGATGGTTCACTGGAAAGCATCAATGCCAGGTTGGAAGAATTACAGAAGGAACTTTTGAAACGAGCCAATGCCAAGCAGGACTATAATGACCTTGCCGATGAAATAGACCACCTGCGTGAACTGAAACAGAATGCAATGGTTGAAAATGCGGAGCGTGAGGGTCTGAAACAGCGGATAGCAGAGATGCAGCAGTTCCTTGCAGAACAGACGAAACAGATTGAAGAATATGACGAAACACTGGTCAGACGAATGATTGAAAAAATCACGGTTTATGAGGACAGATTCACAGTTGAATTTAAGTCCGGCACAAGTGTGGATGTGAAAAGATAAAGAATATGCCTACAGTCAGCACCTTGCAGAAATGCAGGGTGTTTTTTTGTTATAGAAAATTCATCTGTACATCATGTGCAGTTAATTGAAAGTTTGGAGAATGTGTGGTATAATAAATTATCTTATTTGTGTTAGAACTAACAGAAAGTGCAAATTGGAGCGGCGAATATGATTAAAAACAATATAGAAGTAGATGTAAAAGTAAAGTGCATAGAAAATGGTATGACACAGGCACAGCTGGCGGAGAAAATTGAAACGACAGGTCAGTATGTGAATCGCATCATAAAGAAAAAGGATGGAGTTGTGAATAAGACCTTTGTGCAGATGCTTGAGGCTTTGGGTTATGATATTGAACTGACCTATATAAAGAGAGAGGATTAGTTCGGAACTTAGCGAGGTAAAAGTTATGGATATGAGTTTTGATGTTGGCAAAGTATTCCAAGAACGCTTGGCATCAAGCATGGGACTTGATAAATACCGATATATTATGGAACAAGTGAGTATTACCAATGTTGCAGTTGATACTGATTTTCAACGAACATTCAATGGGTTTTATATAGTAAGGCGGAATGAGAGTTGGAGAAAGTCCTATTATGAGTACTTTGAGAGTGTAAAAAATGGTAAGCCAACTTTTGAAAACATTATTACATATCTTTATGAAAGTACAGGAAATATCGAGCCGTCTTTTTCAAGTAAAATGATTGCAACAATACTTCCAGAAAAACCGATATGGGATCGCTACGTTATTCAAAATCTGAATATGCAGCTTACGGGAGCAACAAAGGAAGAAAAATTGAAGAATGCAATTTTGCTTTATGCTGATATGGAAAAGTGGTATGCCGATTTTTTAGAAACAGAAAAAGGCCAAGAATGCATCAGTGAGTTTGACCGGGTGTTGCCTGATTATAAAGGAATATCAAGTATTAAGAAAATTGACAGTATTCTTTGGAGTATAAGATAGCTCCACAACTGAAAGAGGTATGATTATGGATTTGCTATTGAATAATGTTTTGAATCTCACGAAAGAAGAGATTCAAAACAGCAAAATTGAATTTAATATGCAGGCCGGTAGTGGCGGGCAGCCGTTCCTTGACAGATGGCTCAAACACAGTGAGGCTGAAAAGATGTCCGGCACTTGTTCCGATTGTTCTTATTGGGGATGGTATGGAAAACAGCGTAATTTTTATCCGGGACAGTGGGTATTTAGTTTTGCACGAATGAATGATGACGAATGGTTATTGATTTCAGCAGCAGAAATTATAGATGTCCCTGCTGATGAGTGGGCAGCTGCAAATGTACTGGAGAGATTTGTACCGTTGTTTGGCAGGCTGATTATTAAATGTAAGAAAGGCAATACTTTCTCAAGATATGTATTTAACCTCAGTAAGTATCTTGATCAGGCAACTGTAAAAGAAATACTGCCATGCTTATATAGTGGTGAGAACTTTGAAGGTTATGATAGAGTTCATCTTCCTTATAATCGTCTGGCTGATATTTTTAACGGAAGAATAATGCCTACATATTATGAGGCATTAAAAAAGATAACTGGAGTGTATTGTCTGACAGACACTCATAACGGAAAACATTATATTGCTTGGTGCTGTAGCAAGCATATAAGCCAGATAACGGAATGTTCTATGCAGTTCATTCGAGATGATGATATAAAGACGGCATTTGTTACGATGATGAATAAACTCATTTTCGGTCAGAAGTTCATATTAAGACCACTTTTGGATGGGTTACGTAACCAGAATAGTGCAGCGAGTTTTCTCAGAATTGAAGAGTTGGAAACTAAGATTGAAAACAACATGGAGCAGAGCCAGATGCTGACAGGTTTACTGGCCAAAGGATATCTGGAACCTGCTCTGTTTAATAAAGAAAAGATTTCACTGGAAGCAGAAAGAGAAAGACTTCTTGCTGAAAAGGATCAACTTACTCGTTCCATCAATGGCAATTTTGCAAAAGTAGACGAGGTTGACCGTCTGCTTAAGTTTACCACTAAGTCCAAAATGCTCAAAACCTATGAGGATGAGCTGTTTGAAAATTATGTAGAGAAGATTATTGTCTTTTCACGGGAGGTA